AAGCACCGGGTACAACTGCTGGCTCTTCGACTTCAGGAGGTTGGTGAACATGCCGCCGCCGAAGTTCGGCTCGACGATGATCAGGTTGACGTTCTGCTTCTTGGCGGCCATGCACAGCGCCGTCAGCACCTCGTCGGAGTAGCCCTCGCCTGTGAAGGCTCCGATGTCGGTGAGGAAGAGGCGACCGTGTAGCATCTTGACCGTGGCGTACGCGGTCTCGTCCTTGCCCTTGCCCGAGGGGTCAACGAACATGACGCTCCCCTCGTACGGCAGGTAGTCCTTCGAGCAGAACATCGGGCGGTAGTAGTGGTCGCCGTTGAGGCCCACGGCCTGCACGTCAGTGACGACGAGGTCGGGGCTCTTGGCCCACGCTAGATCGCTCGGGCCACGAAATGGATCAAGAGGCAGCACGACAAGATCGCTGAGACGCAGAGGATACCTATCTGCATCGGAGAGGCTCGTGTCGAGTTGGAATTGAAGTGCGAAGCCTGAGCGCCCGTAGGACATCTCACGCTCGGTGAGGTCTTTGTCGTCGAACCGCTTGATGTCGGTCGGCGTCCCTGCGAGGGACGGGTCCTTGTCGAGCGCGTTCAGAATGATTGGAGCTAGCTTCGCGCCGTACTTGTCCACCTTGTCGGCGGTCGGGTAGCGGGCGGGCCAGATGCGCACGACGTAGCCACGCTCGGGGAGCGAGTTGTAGAGCGAGTGCTCCGTCTGCGGAGTGCCGAGGTAGACCACCCGGCCGTTCGGCTTGAGGACGGCGTCGAACTCCTTGATCGCCTCCGAGAGCTTGTCACGCTTCGTCTGCGTGTCGGAGTTGTTCGGGATTTCGATGTCGTCCGCAACGATGAGGTCGGCGCGCGATCCGGCAAGCTGGCCGGTGATGCCGACGCTCTTCACGCTCGGCGAATGATCCGGCTTGGCCGGGCCCACGTCGAACGCGATCTTGGAGTTGCGCTGCTCGTCGCGAGGGCGCAAGTGGTGCAGCAACTCAATGTCGTTGATGAGCCGCAGCGTGAACGTCGAGAAGTCGTCGGCGCGTTGCTTGGACGCGGAGACCACCATGATCTTCGTCTGCGGATCGACGTACAGTCTCCACAGCACGAACGCGCTCGTGACCCACGACTTGCCGACGCCACGGAACGCCTCGATGACGAGACGGCGTGGGCCGTGATGGAGGAAGAGCGCGATGTCGTACTGGACTGGCGTAGGCTCGGGCAGGTTCAAGTGCCGCCACACCATCCAGAGGAAGTTGCGGAAGTCGGCCTTCAGGGGATCGGCGTCAGTGAGTGACGTCGTCCCCTTCAGGTGCCGTTTCGTTGTCGTCATGCGACGTTGTAGAGAACCGCGATCAGCCACAGCGCGAGGAACGCGGTGAGACCGAGGGCGAGGCCGCCGATGACGGCCAGTGCTGTGATCATGTCTAACCCTTCAAGCTGAGGAAGATTGTGACACCCGCGAACACCGCGAGGATCGCTCCTGCGAAGTGTGCGGTGCCGAGTGTGGAGAGCGTCCACGGCGCGAAGCAGAGAGCGCCGAACGCCGCAGCGACTAGCGCCGCGAACATCGTGATCATCGTTTCTTCTTTCGCTTGGGCGTGAGCTTCTCCACCATGATGCTGCCGCCCGTGTGGGCGTCGAACTCCATGGCGATATTGACGGCCTTGGCCGGGTCTGCACCGAGGCGCATCGCGACCATCGCAGGCACGCGGCCTGAGCCGATGGCGATGTAGGGCGCGTCGATCTTGACCCACCGCGTCTGTTCGAAGAACCACACGGAGCCGTCAGTCTTGATGTGGAGCCCGTTGCACTCTTTGAGTTCGGGAGGCGCGCGTCGCCTCTGCGCGGTCTCTAGCAACGTCTCACATTCTTCAGCATCCCCCGAGGCCCCGAACAGGGACCCGTCAGGGAGCTTCACGATCTTCTTGGAGAGGACGGGATAGATCAGGCCGTTCTCGGTTTCCCGAGTGTCAGCCGCGATCACCCCGTCGCGGTACGCGATGGTGGTCATTCGTCAGCGGCCGGGAATGGCAGCTGATCCGCGAGCTTCCCGATTGGGTTGCCGCTGGTGGGTAGGCTCTCGATGCCGTTGTCCTTCAAGAACTGGCGAGCGACAGACAGGTCTGCCGCCGTCGCCTCGCCGTTCTCGATCTTGGCGGCTAGGTTCGTAGCGAGTGCCTTATGTAGTGCTTCAAGTGCGTCGATGGACGCCTTGCCGTGGTTGCTCACTAGGAGCCTCCAGTGATGAGTGCGAAGACCTTCGTCAGGTCGATGCGAGCGAAGACCCATGCGACGACGGTGCCGCCGCCGATCATGAGCCACTGCTTGCGCTCGACGCTGTCGATCCGTTGGGAGTGCGCAGCGAACCGCGCATCCACTTTCTCGTCGCGGGCGATAAGGGAAGTGGACAGCGCCGCGAGTTGCGTCGCGATGCCGTCCAGCTTTCCTTCTACCCGACCGAGATCGCGGTCGAGCTTTTCTGACATGGCGGTTAGATGTTGTTGGTCGAGACGCGGGTCCCGCCGAACGAGGTTTCGATGTAGCCGCCGCCGCTGCTGCCGTTCTCACGACAGTTCGTGAGGATGTACTTGTCGCAGCTGAGCGTGTAGTAGCCGTTGCCGGTGTTCGCGGCCTGACCCTCGTAAGCGCCAGAAGAACAGCCGATGACGGCGAAATGCTGCACGTTGTTGAAGAAGAAGCCGTGGTTGGCGTTCCCCGATGCCGTGCAGTTCAGGACGGTCACGTCCACGTTGGTGCCGCAGTCGTACACAGCGAAGCCGCTATCGGTCTGGCTCATACTGAAGCGGCAGTTGGTGAACTTGAGACCTTGGATAAGAGCGGAGGTGCCGGTGCGGGTGATGAAGCACCCGGCGAAGCCGCTGTAGGCCGCCGCGACGTTGGTGAACTCAAGCCGAACGACGAAGCCCGTGCCTGTCGGGTTGATCGAGATGCCCGTCCCGCCGCAGGTATCGAACCAGCAGTTCATGACGGCAATGCTGGCAACGCCGTCGCCAGTTCCCGGTGCAATGTTGAGGCCGTTACCGCACCTCATCATGTTGCAGTTCGAGATTAGAGCGCCGTCGCAGTCCAGCAGGTTGATGCCGCAGAATGGTTCCGAACCAGCGTTGACCGTCCCCGTCTGCACACCGTCGATGATGGTGCCGTAGGACGAGTTGCGGATGCGGATGTACTGCGCGTTGGTGAACGCTGTGGTCTCGCCCTCGTTGATCAGAAGGTTCTTCATGACGCCGCCGTTCCACTGAACGTCGATGCCGTAGAACACCTTGTTGAGGCGGACGTTCTGGATGTCGCCATACGAGGCGTCGGTGCCGCAGTAGATGTGGGCACCAGCCGTTCGCGTGGCCGACGAAGTGATGCCGATGTCGCGGACGTAGAACATCGCAGCCGCGCCACCGTTACCGAACGTGAGCACGTTGGCGGTCGCGTGGGTGGTGGTGATGGTCGAGGCGTGTTGGCCGTCGCCCGCCACGGTCACCTTGGCGTCAGCGTCAATCGTGGTGAGAGCCGCCGTGATCTTGTAGGTGCCCTTCGGGAAGTAGACGGTGTAGCCCGTCCCCGCGTTCGCAACAGCGATTGCCGCGTTGATCGCGGACGTGCTGTCGGCAACGCCGGTCGGGTCAGCCCCGTAAGCGATGACGTTGAGGATGCCCGAGTTGAACGGGAGAGCGCCCCAAGCTGTGCCGGTGTAGAACCGGACTTCCTTGGCAGTGCTGTTCCAGTAGAAGTCGCCCTGACCGACCGCAGCGCCGTTGCCGTCGAGCGTCGGGTTGGACGCGAGCGAGCCAAGCCACGAACCCCGGAAGGTGTTGAGGTAGGTGAGCGTGGTGTCGCGGTAGCCCTGCGTGGTCGCCTTGTCGGCCGCCACGATGCCCTTGTCAGTGTTGACGGTGGCTTTGTCGGCGGCGACGGTTGCCTTATCAGCGGCGACGATACCCTTGTCGGTGTTGACGGTGGCCTTGTCAGCCGCAACGGTGGCCTTGTCGGCAGCGACCGTGGCCTTGTCGGCAGCGACCGCAGCGCGGTCCGCCTCGGCGTTCGTCTCGGACGTAGCAGCATTGGTGGCCGACGTAGCGGCGGCGGACTGCGAACCGGCAGCTGCCGTCTGTGCAGCCTCCGCAGCGGTCTGCGCCGTCTCAGCCGCAGTCTTCGCGGTGATCGCCTGAGCGAGCGTCGCGGTCATTGAGGTCTCGGCCCACGTCTTGGTGACCGCGTCCTGCGCGTCCACCGGGTCTCCGAGGTCAACGATGCGTCGGCCGTTCAGATCGTAGTTGCCGCTGTTGTCCTCGACGAGCGACTGCTCGGCGCGGTCCTTCGCCTCTTCCGCGACGTAGAGAGCCTGAAGCTCAGCGCGGTTGAGGTTGTCGGCCGTGAGGTTGTTGGTGTTGGAGAACGAGGTCAACGGCGCACTCGGAGTGAGGCGCGCGACCTTCAGTGTATCACCGATGGCGACAGCGGGTGTCACGCGAACGGTGCTGGCGGTGATCCAAGTGAAGGTCACCTCAACGCCATCGACGAGGCACTCTACGTGCGCCTGATCGAGGTACTGGAAGGGGACGGCCCAATCGGTCTGGATGCCGTCACCCGGATATAGAGCGTAGCTGGTCGCCATCTGGTTCTTTGTTCTGTTGAAGGGGGGAAGAGCGAGGGAGGTTTCCCTCCCCCGCTAGTTCGTTAGAAGAGCGTCTTGTCCTCGCGCGAGACGCGCGGGGCACGTTCAGGATCGTCACCGACCATGAGCGAGAGACCTGTCATGACCGGGATCGTGTTGCCGAAGGGAAGCACGCGAGCGAGTGCGCGCTTCTCTTGCTGGGACATTTCGTATCCCTGCGCCCACGGCTGGATCATCGCGGCCGAAGCCGCCTGCACGTCGCCAGCGAGGCTGAGCACCGGAGAGCCGAACCAAACGTCGGAGGCCTGCGCGGTGCTGCGGGCGTTGAACCCGCCGTTGTAGCCCGCCAGCATGGGCGGTGTGTCGATGATCATGGGAAGGATCGAGGACACGCCCATCATCTGGAACGCACCCTTGGCGATCTCGCCGGGAGCGAGCTTCTTCTCAAGGTACTCGTCGCGGTCGGAGCGACCGGCCGCACGAACTTGTTCGCGCAGCGCGTAGATCATGGAGCCCAGCATCATCGAGTACGTGACAGTCGCGAGCGACCGCATGTCTCGGTGGTGCAGGTTGAACAGCGTCTGCTTCGCCCATGCGTTGACGACGAAGCCCCGGAATTGCACGAGGCTCATCATCAGCGGCGACGACAGCCAGCGCACCCCGTTGCCGAGGTCGTTGTGCTGGATGATCTGCCGCGCGTGAGTGAACAGCGCCTGCTCGAAGTTAGCCTTCGCTTCTAGGTCGGTCCAGTTCTTCAGGCCGAGCAGTTCGAGCTTCTCGCCGAAGAGACCCTGCCGCACCTCGCGGTGTGTCTCGACCTCCTTCAGGACACGCTTCAGCATGCCGTCGCTGAGGCCGATAGACCGCAGCCGGTTAAGCTGGGACGCGCCGAGCTTCGAGATGTCCGTGCCAGACTTCAAGATCGCCTTGCTAGCCATGTCAGAGAACCGCTGAGCGATTGCTCGCTGCGTCCCTTCCAGTAGCCAACGGTTGACGAGGTTGAAGCCCGAGGCGTGGGCGACAACCTGCTTGCCACGGTCGAGCGCGGCGTCGATCTTGCCCGAGCCGGGGACCCAGCCGAACTCGTCGATGCGCACGTTGCCGAGGCCGCCGTGCCACTCGCCATTCAATCCGCTGAAGGCATAGATTTCCTTCATCAGTTTGTTTGCGTGGACACGCTGGCCGGTCTTCGGGTCGATGATGCGGCGCAGGCTTGGGACCTGCGAGTACACCGCCTTGAAGCCGAGAGAGGCCACAGCGTTCGCGTGCTCGATGGCTTGCGAGAAGCCCATCTGACCGAGCAGCCGGATGACGTTGTAGTCCCTGACCTTCTGAAGGACCTGAGCGTAGGTCTTCTGGTGCGTGGGATCGGCGATGCCGAGTAGCCTGTCGTGTCCCCATTGGAGGTTCTCAAGGTCTTTCTCAAGAGCCTTGGGGCCGACGTTCTTCTCGGTCGCTTCGTCCTTCACCAGCTGGATCAGCCGCTCCCATTCGGTGCGGTTGCCGACGCCGTTGACGACGACCTCTCCGGTCGCCTCATTGGCAATGCGGGTACGCATGAGCGCGGTACGCCCAGACGCCCAGTTGGCGTAGTGCTGGAAGACCCTGAACGGGTTCGTCTCGTAGAAGTCCTTGTAGGAGATATTGCGGACGGTGCCGTCCTTCATCTTGAAGTTCTCAAGTACGAACTTCTCAGAGAGGACGAGACGGCGTTGCGCGTTGGCGTCCTTCGATGCCTCCTTCGCGAACCACTTAGCGTGGGCCTCGTCGATCTCCTTCTGGCTCAGTCCGATGTCCGCGAGGAACTCCTTGAAGCCCTCAGCGTCACCGCGTTGCGCTTTC